AGCCCGGCGCAAGTCGGAGTTCTCTCTCTCCGACGGAGACCCGGTGACCATCTCTGAGGCTCTTCAGGCTATGTTGGCTGTGCGCCGGCAGGACAGCGACTGGACGTTGGAGATGGAAGTACGCGCTAGTCTTGCTACCGGGCTGGCGAACGATCTCGACCTGGGTACCTGTTCCAACCCTGCAGGTGTGGTACGTGAGATCCGTATGATCCTGGATGATCTGAGACCTCGAGCGGACAATGATGCATTCCGAATCCTCACATCTCGACTGTCCACCTCGCTGGGCGAGTGAGCGTACCCACCCCCGCACCTATGGTGGTGCGGTGGCTGAGGTCGCCAAGATGTTGGGTTTCAGTCTGATGCCTTGGCAGCGGCATGTTGTCGATGTGGCGTTGGAGATCGATGATGAGACCGGCCGGTTGGCACACCGTGAGGTGTGTGTGACGGTTCCACGTCAGGCGGGTAAGACCACTCTTCTGTTGAGCATCATGGTGTGGCGTGCGATCCAGTGGGAGAACCAACGGATCGTATATACTGCTCAGACTGCGCAGGATGCGCGGCAGAAGTGGCGCGATGAACATGTGCCGTTGTTGGAGCGTTCGCTGTTTGACACGTTGTTCGAGGTCCGACACAGTAACGGTTCTGAGGCTGTCCGTTGGCAGAACGGTTCGTTGCAACAGATTGTGGCCACTACTGAACGTGCTGGCCATGGTCAGTCTTTGGATCTGGCTGTGATCGATGAGGCTTTTGCCCAGGTTGATTTCCGTCTTGAACAGGCGTTGAAGCCGGCTATGATCACCAGGCCGGAGCCGCAGTTGTGGATTATTTCTACGGCTGGTACTCCTCAGTCTGCGTATCTGCGTTCTAAGGTTGATCGTGGTCGGGAGGTCGCTCAGTCTGGGGAGGTGTCTGGGTCGGTCTATTTTGAGTGGTCGGCTGCGGATGAGGATGATCCTAGTGATCCTGACACGTGGCGTCGTTGCCATCCTGCCCTGGGGCACACGATCACTCTGGATGCTCTGTCTACCGATTTCGCCAGCATGGAACTGGCTGAAGCGGAACGTGCATATCTGAACCGGTGGACTGGTGGGTTGGTTGCGGGTCCGATCCCGGTTGCGTCGTGGAACCGCCGTGAGTCTCAGTCTGTGTCTCCTGGTGGTCCGTTGTGTTTTGCTGTTGATATTGCTCCTGACCGTTCGGCTGCGTCTATCGCTGTGGCTGGTGGGGTGGAGGATGGTTGGGCTGTGGAACTGGTTGACCATCGGGAAGGTGCGGATTGGGTGGTGGGCAGGTGTGTGGAACTGGCTGACCGTTGGGATCCGATCGGGTTTGTGGTGGATTCTGTCGGTCCTGCGTCGACGTTGGTGCATGATCTGGAGGTGGGTGGTCTGCGTGTGATGGTGTCGAACGGTAAGGATATGGCTACTGCTTGTGGTCGGTTGTATGATGCTGTGGTTTCTGGACAGTTGTATCATCGTGGCCAGCCTGATCTGACGGCTGCTGTGGCTGGTGCTCAGAAGCGTTCTTTGGGTGACCGGTGGGCTTTCTCGAGGTCGAGTTCTGCTGTGGATATCTCGCCTTTGGTGGCGGTCACTTTGGCTCTGTGGGGTGTGTCGATGTTTGAACCTCCTGGTGTGGTCGATCCTGTGATGGCGGTGTGGTGATGCGAGCACGTCTGCTAGTGTTGGTTTTGCAGTTGGTCGCTCTGTCGGTCGGGCTGGTGGCGTTGGCGCGTCTCACTTCGGTGGATGTGGCTCTGTTGGTCGGTTCGATACTGGTGGTTGTGGTCCTCGAACTCTGGAGCCGGTAGATGGGTCTGTTCAGACCTTTTGAGACACGAGCACGTGGTGACAGGTTTGCTGATGTCCTACGTCTGTCTGGGCGGTACCGGACCACACCGGCCGGTGTGGTGGTCACTGACCAGGTGGCGATGGCCCATTCTGCGGTTTGGGCGTGTACGTCGCTGTACAGCCGGTTGGTGTCGTCGCTTCCGTTCCATGCGTACCGTGATCAGGGTGGTGTGTCTCGGAAGATCCCGACTCCGACGGTGTTGAAGGAGCCTAACCCTGGGCAGCGGTTGCCTCATTGGTTGTCGCAGGTTGTTGAATCTCTGGTCCTGCGTGGTAATGCGTTCGGGCTGGTCCTGGGTACGACTGCTGCTGGCCGGCCGTCGGGTGTGCAGATCCTCCATCCTGATCTGGTGTCTGCCCGTTATGACTATCGGACTGATGAGATCTCTTATCGGATCGGTGGTGTTGAGGTTCCGGCTTCTTCGGTGTGGCGTTGTGCGATCAATGTGGGTCCTGGTTCACCTTTCGGCAAGTCGGTCCTAGAGTACGCTGCTCAGTCTGTGGGTCTTGGTGTTGCGGCTCAGCAGTATGGTTCGGATTTCTTCGGTACTGGTGGCCATCCGACCGGTGTGTTGGAGACTGAGCAGGAGATCACAGGTGAACAGGCTGATGCGATAAAGCGACGTTGGCAGATGGCGGTCCAGGATGACCGTGGTGTCGCTGTCCTAGGGCTAGGTTTCGGTTACCGACCTGTGCAGGTGTCACCGTCAGACACTGAGTTCCTCAACGCGTACAAACTGTCTGTGCAGGATGTGTGCAGGTTCTTTGCGATCCCGCCGGAGATGGTTGGTGCTGAATCTGGCTCGTCGATGACATACAGTAACGTTGAAAGTCGCGCGTTGGACCTGTTGCGTTATGCGATCGATCCGGTGCTGGTAGAGGTAGAAGCCGGTCTCACTGAGATGTTGCCTGCTCCACAATATGTCCAGGCCAACCGTGACGCGCTGCTGCGGATGACCACCCGAGACCGGTATGATGCCCACGCGTCTGCGATCGCTGCCGGGTGGATGACGGTGGACGAGGTACGTGGGATCGAAGATCTGCCACCGATCAAGCCGGACCAGCCTGAGATCGTCCCACCGGTCGAGGATCAGGTGGCTGGCTGATGCCGTGGGAGATCGTGCCGGACGACAATGCATGTCCTGTATCGCGCCCCTGGGGTGTACATAAGCAGGACGGTGGAGATCTAGAAGGATGCCACCCGACGCAGGCAGACGCGTTAGAGCAGATGGCTGCACTACACGCTTCTGAGAGCGACCAGGAGACAAACAGCATGGAACAGCACAACGAAGAACGCGCAGCGGACGAGAGCATCTATCCTCTGACACCGCGGCAGATCGCACAGTACGATGCGCTTGAATCTGTGGCTGAACTGTTCGGCAGGTGGGACAAGAGCAGTGGGCCGGACGGTGCCCACTACGTCGAGGTGTCCCCGTTCCCAGGGCTTATGTGCAGTTCATGTGCGTTCTACGAGGGACCACGTGCATGTGAGGTTGTTGAAGGAGACATCGACCCTGAAGGTGTCTGCAAGATGTGGATCATTCCTGGTGATCTGGTTCCGGCCGACCAGACCACTGTGGACCAGCCTGATGACCAGCCGGCTGCCCGTGTCTCTGCTCTGACCGGTGCCGAATACCGGAAGGACGGCGAGGGTTGGGCGGTCCCAGAGATCGAGCGACGTGCTCTGTCCGATGTTGAGATCCGTATGGATGGTGACCGTCCTGTGATCGAGGGGTACGCCACGGTTTACAACTACCCCTACGATGTCGCTGGCGGTCCTGATGCCGGTGGGTTCCAGGAGATCATCGCTCGTGGTGCAGCCACCAAGAGTGTGGCAGAGTCTGGCAACCGTGACGATGTGCGGCTGTTGATCGACCACGCAGGAACCCCGCTGGCCCGTACCCGCAGCGGTACCCTTGAACTGTCGAGCGACGACATCGGGCTACGTGTCCGTGCCGAACTCGATCCGGCCAATCCGAAGGTCGCTGAACTGCGTTCTGCCATGGAACGTGGTGATGTTGACCAGATGTCTTTTGCCTTCCGCGCGATCCGACAGTCCTGGTCTGACGACTACACCACCAGGACCATTTCTGAGGTCCGGCTGTACGATGTGTCGGTGGTGACGTTCCCTGCGAACCCTGCGACTGTGGTAAAGATGCGCAGTAGTGATGTAATCTCTGTTGGCGACCACAAGAACGGTCGTTCTGTCGAGATGGCTCGCCGGCAGGCCGAGCATATCAAGACCAGAGACTGAGCCGCAGTCAGGCCGGATACGCGCCGCGGTAGATCCGCACCCGTACCACCCGACTACACTCGTACCAACCCACTACGAGTCCGGGAGGACATGAAATGCTGGAGCAGATCCGCACCGAGATCAGCGATTTCCTCGACCAGCGCGGCGACAAGCAGGCCGCTCTGGACGCGATCATCGCTGCTGCAGAGTCTGAGGGTCGTTCTGACCTGACGGCTGACGAGACCGCCTCGTTCGACGAGGCACGTACCGCTCTCCAGGAGATCGACACCAAGGTCGAGAACCTGCGGAGCCGAGAGGCAGACCTGATGGAGATCGAGCAGCGCAAGTCCGCCGCTGAGGACACCCGTGACGCCCTGGGCGTGGTCCAGGCGCGTAGCGTCACGGTCCGCACTGAGGCTCGCACGTACCGTCCTGACGGTGAGTTTGACTTCCTGGGTGACGTGCTCGCTGCCAAGCGCGGCGATGCCCGTGCCGCTGACCGGCTCGAGCGGAACCGTCGCGAGGCTGAGATCGACTACCGGTCGACGACCGGCAACTTCGGTGGTCTTGTCGTCCCGCAGTACCTGACCGAGCAGTTCGCTCCGGTGCTGGTCTCGGGTCGTCCGTTCCTGTCGGCTGTCACCAACGTCGCTCTGCCGGCGCAGGGCATGAACCTCACCATCCCGCGTGGAGCCACCGGGACGAGCGTCGCCGCCCAGACCACCGAGAACACCGCGGTCACCAACCAGACCTTCACCGAGTCCGATCTCGTCGTGCCGGTCCGCACGTTCGCTGGTCAGCAGGTCGTGTCGAAGCAGTCGATCGATCGTGGTACCGGGATCGATGGCATCCTCATGGCTGACCTGTTCCAGCAGTACGCCACGAAGGTCAACGTCTCGGCCATCACTGGTGACGGCACCGCCGGTGGCCACTGGGGCATCCTGTCCACCACGTCGGTCCAGACCGCCGGGTTCACCGGCACCACCGCTACCGCGCTGGTGTCGTCGATCCACAACGCGATCGGCAAGGTCAATGCTGGCCGTTACGCTGCTCCCGACCTGATCGTGATGCATCCCCGCCGTTGGGCGTTCCTCTGTGCCGGTTCGGACAGCAGCAACCGTCCGCTGGTGGAGATCGTCGGTGGTTCTGGCATGAACGTGATCGGTCAGGGTTCCGCTCCTGGGTACAACGCGGTCGGCTCGATCGCCGGTATCCCGGTCATCACTGATGCTGCGGTGCCCACCACCCTGGGCACTTCCACCAACGAGGACCGGATCATCGTGACCCGCCGTTCCGACGTGCTGTTCATGGAGGATGCTGGTGCGCCGGTCGGTCTCGAACTTGAGGAGGTCCTGGCTGACCAGTTGAGCGTGCGGATGGTCGTGTACGGCTACAGCGCCTTCACCGCCGGCCGTTACCCGGTCAGCACCTGTGTGATCCAGGGTACGGGTCTCGCCAACGTCCTGAGTTGATCATCTGACTCACCCGGTTGGGACCGGGCCACTGCAGGTTAGCCCTTTCCTGTGGTGGTCCGGTCCCTCTGTGTAAAAACACTTGACACAGATGTGTCGTGTGTGGTTTACTTTGGGGGTCGGAGGGAACAGTTCCTGACGACAGAGCCTGAGGAGGCAAACATGACGAACACACTCACCATCACCGTGACCGGCTGGCGACAGGCAGAGATCCTGTTCGACGCAGCACACAGCATCAACAAGTTCTGTGACCGGGTCGACGCAGACTCTACCTCTGGCCACGTGTCCGACGTGCTCAGCCGAGCGATGCCGGCCGGAATCCTCCCCGGTACCCGCCGTGAGATCACGCTGAGGTTCAACCTGTCTGACGCTGCGATCATCAACATGAACGAAGCGATGACCGTCCTGGCCAACACCCGGCACGAAGGCCGTTACGCCATGAACGTGTCGGACGTCGCAGACGAGTGGTGGTCCGCAGTCGTCAACGCAGAGATGGACGACGAAGGTTGGCACGAGAGCACAGGAGAGTGACATGTCAATATGGTGGTCGTTGAACACCGAACATCCACAGGCCGAGTTCGAGATCTCTGGTGGTCCACGTACAGCGTGGACCGACCAGGAGATCGATGTGTGGCGTGCCCTGGGTGAAGTAGCCCAACGCACAGCATCGGCTATCGCATGTGGCGAGATGACCAGTCCGGTCACCATCACCGCCGGCCGGTGGGACAGCCACAGGACAAGAACTGCTATGTGGGAGATCGTTATCAGACAGACCGATAACGACACCTGATAGACTGGACCAGTCCGGCCATAGTGTACACCTTGCCTCCTCAGTAAGTGCTCCGCTATGGTCGGACACCTGTGTATGGTATGATGGTGCCGATCCCTGTAGGAGGCATCCATGGACCATCCTGGTCGAGCACTGTTGGCGTTCCCATCATCGGGCCACGACATCTCTTCTCGTTTCATGCGGTCACTGACCGAACTTGAGACCTTTGACCGGGAATACGCGGTCATGCAGTGGGAGAAGGCCGGTGCACCAGACCAGCCGACCCCGTTGGACCTGCGGATGTTGGACAACTACCTATGTGTAGAGTCCGGTGCCAACATCACCAAAGCCAGGAACCGGGCTGTGGCCGTGTTCCTCGACGAGTACCCACAGTGCCAATGGCTGTGGTTCTGTGACACCGATATGGTGTTCGAACCTGACCTGTTGCACAGGTTGGTGGCGCGTGCGATCCAGACAGACACCAAGATCCTGGGTGGACTGTGTGTGATCCAGACCGCAGAAGGGCTGATCCCAACCTTGTTCAGTGACGATCCTGAGACTGTGACTCAGGTCCTGTTGGACTGGCCTGATGATGTGGTGGCTGAGGTCGGTGCAACCGGTACCGGATGTCTCCTGATACACCGTGAGGTGTTTGAGACGATGCGTGAGAACGCTGACGGATCGAACAACTGTTGGTTCGGTGAAGAGATCCGTTATGGTGAGAGCGGATCTGAGTGGTGGATCGGTGAAGACATCACTTTCTGTCTGCGTGCCCGTGAACACGGCTATACGGTCCATGTTGACTGTACCACCCACGTGGGACACCACAAGGGTCCCAGGGTCCTGTGGCCAGCCGATGTCCGTGACGAGCCGGTGAAGGTCCTAGATGTCTCTGGGACCTGACGCAGCCCGGTACCTGTTGGCCGGTTCGGGCCAGTCTGTGGCCCGTCCGTTCAACCTGCGGTGGCTCCTACCTGCCATCTGTCGGGACCGGTTGCGACGGTGGTGGGTCGTCTGGGGTCTCTCGTGGGTTCTCCTTGGCCTAGGTCAGTTCTGGTTGGCGTCGACAGCGGGGTTGGCTCTGGTGGCTTCCGTGGCTGCTTCCGTGGCTCTTCTGGCGATGCCTGGTGTCTTGGGTCCGGCGGTGGTCAGACCGGTCGGTGTTGACCTCCCCGCCATAGCACTAGCGGTGCTGGCTGCAGCAGCCTGGAGATCAGACCTGTGGTGGCTGGCCATCGGGCTGTTGATCGTGGCCTCCTGCATCAAAGAGACCACACCGGTCTGGGCTGCACTGTGGGCATGGACACCGTTGTTGCTACCCGTCCTGTTGCTACCCGCGGTCACCGGGCTGGTACGCCGGCCACAGATCGATCCGGTCACCAACCAACCACATCTGAGGATGGTACACGACCATCCGGTCAGGACCGCACTCGCAGCCCACTCCGGCAGGTGGCGAGACGCCCGGTTGTGGCTCGAGCCATGGGGACCGTTGCTGCTAGCCCTAGGCAGTCTCGACCTGCAGACTGCTACAACCCTCGTGATGGCACATCTGCAGGTCTTGGTGGCGACCGACACCGTACGGCTGGTACAGACCGCAGCCGGTCCGATGGTGGCGATAGCAGCGATGCGCACAGTGCCTGTAGTATGGACACCAGCAGTAGCCATCCTCTGTGTGTTCTGGTGGCGCAACCCTGAACGGATCTGACCGCGATGACCATCACCAACGGCTACACCACCACCGCAGAAGCACGACGTTACGTCGGTCTCAACGACACCATCGACACCACCGATCTCGATGATGTCATCACCACCGTGTCGCGGATGATCGACCGGTATTGCCGGCGGCATTTCTTCCAAGTCACCGAAGCACGCACGTTCACACCCGACGACTACATGATCCTGGATCTTGGTGCGTTCAACGACCTGACCACGCTAACCTCAATCGAGATCGATGAGGAAGGCGACGGTACCTACGGTAAGACCCTCACCGCAGGCGAGTACCAGACCCTCCCGGTCAACCGGTCCGTACCGGAGACCAGCCCGGTCCGACAGGTTCGTGCCCTGGGTGATTTCCTGTGGCCCGTACCGTTGATCGACCAGGACCGTCTCAACCGTGTGAAGATCACAGGTGTCTGGGGCTGGTCGGCTGTGCCGGCTGCTATTGAACGCGCTTGTCTGATCCAGATCGCTCGAGTAGCCCGACGTCAAGAATCGCCGCTTGGTGTGGCCGGGTTCGGTGAGTTCGGTGTGGTTCGTGTCTCTAGCCAGCCCGACCCAGATGTTCGAACCCTGCTCGATCCGTACCGTATCCTAGACGGGTTCACCGCATGATCTCCAACAGTCAGATCCTTGAGGGGCTGGTGGTCATGCTTGAAGAGCACACCACCGGGCTGAACATCTACCGTGTCCCACCTCAGATGGTTGAACCGCCAGCCGTGATGGTCACCGGGTTTGACTACACCCCACACCTGTTGTACGGTGAGACCGCCCGTAGGACAGAGGTCTAACTGACCGTGGTGGTCTCAGCCAGGAACACCGACCGTTGGGACGATCTCCTGACGTTGATCGATCCTACCGTTGACAGTAGTGTGGTCTGTGCGGTTGAACTTGATCCGACGTTGGATGGCACGGTTGGGTCTGTGATGGTCACCCAGGTTGGTAGTATCCGTGAACTGTCGGTAGGTGAGATCCCGATGTGGGCAGCGACCGTAGCGGTTGAGGTCATGGGCTGATGGGTACGTCGTTCTCTGTCACACAGTTGGCTCAGAAGATGGAGAGTGTCGCCAAACATAGTGGTGAGACCAACCGTAAGGCTGTGTTTGCAGCGACGTTCGTCTACAAGGACCACGTGTTGCTGGCCGGCCGGCGCGTCGCTGGTTCGGATATGCGGTTGTCTCGTTGGGGAGCGAAACGTAAGAGCGACCAGGCCGGTGTGAAGGAACGTACCGGACGTAAGATCACAGCCGGGTTCGATATCAAAGGCACTGTGCGTGCCACGTCGATCCTCTACCCGAGACCACAGGGTATCTGGAAGGTCCTAGAGGCTGGTGCACCCGAACACCCGATGGTGGCTGGTGTCTCTGTCCGTCGGTACAACATGACCAAAAGGAAGTTGGCTGAGCGCGGTTACGGACTCAGTAAGAACCGGCTTCTGTCGTCACGCAAATCGGGTGAACGGCAGCGAGCACTAGCACTAGCCGGTGGTGGTTTCAGAGCCGCTGTTATGCACCCAGGGGTGAAGGGTCGCAGTACCTGGAGTAAGGCGATCACCTCAGCCCGACCCAAGGCACAAGATGTGTTTGCGGCCAGCACGTTCAACAGCCATGTGGACCTGTTGAAGTGACACGCGCTCTGGTTGTACATCCAGGACCTGAGTTCAGTGTAGCCGATGTCTATCGTGGTTGGGTGCGAGGACTTACAACGTGTGGCGTGCAGGTACGTGAGTACAATCTGAACGACCGGTTGACCTTTTACACCGGAGCCTACGTCAAATCACCTGAGGGTGAATACGTGAAGGCGTTCCCGACAGAGGCTGCTATGGAGGTCGCAGCACAACATCTCCGGTCGGCATGTTATGACTGGTGGCCCGACATCGTGGTGGTCGTCTCTGCGTTCTGGATACCGCCGTTTGTCCTCGAGGTGATGCGGGCACGTCGGCACCGGCTGGTGGCGATCTACACCGAAAGTCCATACGAGGACGACCGACAGATCGGGCTGGCACATCTGTTTGATCATGTGGTTTTGAACGACCCTACCAATATCGATCTCTACAGCCCGATCACTGATACGGTCTACATCCCACATGCGCACGATCCGACGGTCCACTACCCTGGGACCAACGACCGAGATCTAGACTGTTCGTTCGTCGGGACCGGCTATCCCAGCCGCGTACAGTGGCTCGAACAGGTCGACTGGGACGGTATCGGGCTGACCTTGGCTGGCAACTGGAAAGATTGCGGTCCAACCCTTGAGCCACATGTCATCCATGGCCTGGATGAATGTCTTGACAACGACCAGACCGCAGAGATCTACCGGCGTTCCAAAACATCGTTCAACCTATATAGGACAGAAGCCAACCGGCCAGACCTCCAGGATGGTTGGGCGATGGGACCACGTGAGGTTGAGATGGCTGCATGTGGTTTGTGGTTTGCACGTCAGAGCCGGCCGGAGAGCGACCGGGTGTTTCCGATGTTGCCGGTGGTAGACAACCCAAGTGAGTTGGGTGACGTGCTACGATGGGCAGCGAACAACCCGACGTTGCGCGACCGTGCAGCAGAGGAAGCCAGACGTGCGGTAGCCGACCGGACGTTTGAACGACATGCACAGTCTCTACTTCAGAGGCTAGACATCTGACAGTCCAGGAGGACACCCCATGGCAGCACCGATCGCAGGCCGTAAGGGTCGCATCTACGTAGACGTGTCGACCGCCGGCACCTCTGCCGCAGTCCCGATCGCCAACCTGTCGAGTTGGTCCATCAACCGGACCACCGACAAGATCGAGGTCACCTCGTTCGGTGACACCACCAAGACCTACGTCGTGTCGCTGGCCGACGCCCAGGGTGACTTCTCCGGTTTCTGGGACACCGCAGGTGACCAGTACAAGGTGTCTGCCGCCATCGATGGCGGTCGGAAGTTCTACATCTACCCGACCACCGACGACACCACCAAGTACTGGTTCGGCACCGCCCACTTCGACATCTCGGTCTCCTCGCAGGTCTCCGGTGCTGTTGAGGTCTCCGGCTCGTGGGCTGCTGCCACCTCCACCCAGTCGGCAGGGTTCTGAACCGAACACATCTAGAAAGGGCTGAACATGGCGAGCGAATGGGTTGTCCACACTCCTGGTGGGACACTGCGACTGTCAGATCTGACTCTGGAAGAAGCAATCACTCTTGAGGAACAGACCGGGCTAGAGTGGTGGAACATCGCATCACATCCTTTCCGGCTTGCCAAGGTTGCACGCGCCGTCTACACAGTCGCATGTGCCAACCTAGGATGTGACCCAAAACCGCTAGCCCTGGGTGACCTGGTTGACGGTAAGATCTTCGAACAGGTCGAAGACGACATGCCCGACGTGTATGAAAACGGCATCCCAAAAGCGGAGGACGCAGCACAGACGGATGGGTAGTCTGGTGTGCGCGTAAATACGGCTGGCCACCCGATGTGACCATCCGCCAGTCTTGGCGTAACCTGCGTCTATTGAGCGACAGCGACATCTGACATGGCCAACATCACCGAAACCCTACGCATCATCATCGATGCAGACAGCAAGGGTGCCGAACGTGCCTTCAGCAAGGTCGGTGACGAAGCCACCAGAGAACTCGGCAAGGCTGAGAAGACCAGCGAACGGCTAGCGAACAAGGCAACCTCTTACGGTATCGCCATGGCTGCAGCCGGTGCTGTTGCTGCCACCGGGTTCTACAAACTCGCCCAGGCCAGCGAAGAAGCAGAACAGCAGAGCCGGAAACTCGACAACAGTATCGCTGGTAGTAGCCAGTCTTTCAAGGACAACGGTGCCAGACTGCGAGATCTCGCAGATGCACTCCAGCAGAAGACCGCTGCAGATGGTGACGCGATCATCGGAGCCGAATCGCTCCTCACCCAGTTCGGTCTGACCGAAGACCAGATCCTGGCACTCACCCCACTGGTGGTGGACCTCTCTAGGAAGATGGGTGTCGACCTAGACACCGCAGCAAAGACCGTAGCCAAAAGCGCTACCGGTAACGTCACCGCACTCAAGAAGATGGGTGTCCAGGTAGACCAGACGAAAGCCAAGGTGGACCCGTTCGCGGCGACCCTCGAGGCTGTGTCCAAGGCTGCAGGTGGGTTCGCCACCAAAGAAGGACAGTCGTTCTCCGGCCAGTTGGCCATCCTCAAGAACAACCTAGGTGATGTAGGGGAATCGGTCGGCAAGGGCGCGGTCAACGTGTTCTCTGGGCTGGCCGGCGGAGCAGCCAAAGCAGCCAAGGGTCTCAACGATGTGAACCCGGCCATCCTGGAGTCGGTCGGTGCTATCGGTTCTATCGCATCGATCGCAGCCATCTCCGGTGGTGGTGTGCTAGCCCTGGGTGGTCAGGTCACCAAACTGCGGAACATCATCGCACCGGTCGGAGCAGATGGTGAACGGTCATTCACGAAACTCGGTAAGGCTGCATCAGGGATCGCTATCGTCGGTGCTATCGCTGCCACGATCGAGGCTGTCGCTAGCCTAGCGAACACGATCAACGACATCCAGCGTAAGACCACGTTGGCCAGCGACGAACTGCGTATCGCAGTCACCAAGGGTCCCGATGCTGCAGCAGAGTCGTTCGGTAAACTGCTTGAACTGTCAGACAAGAGCGCTGAGTTCTCCGGCATCTGGGAAGGTTTCGGTGCTGAGGTCCAGTTCGGTGACGCCAAGGTTGATATTGAAGAGTTCAACGATGCGTTTGACAACCTGTTGGAGACGGCTGGTCCTGGAGCAGCCCAGGTTGTGGTGGATGGTCTGCGTCGGCAGAACGCAGCGTTGGACGAGAACAGCGGCCAGTATCAGGAAAACGCTGCTGCGATCGCAGATGCACAGACACGGATCGATGCTAGGACCGAAGCGACTGTTGCTGCTACCCGTGCAGAACGTGACCAGAAGAAAGCAGTAGCGGAACAGACCAAAGCACTCGATATCCAGAACGGCACTATCGAAGGTGCGACCGAACTGCTCAAAGAGCACACTGATGAGTTGAAACTGCTGTCGGTCCAGTACGATGCGGCTCAGGCTGGTGCTAAGGCATTCCAGGACAACATCGAACGTAGCAGCGCTCTTGACGATCAGACATCTGCAGCGAACCGGGCAGGTACGGAACTCGGTAAACTCGGTGAGATCGTCAAGAACCTGCCTAAGGATCTGGATCTGGCACAGTTGGCGTTTGGTGGCCTGACTGAAGCACAGCGTGACGCGACTAACTCGCTGCTCTCGACCGGTGATGCGATCGGTGGTTTCCTCCAGTCGTTGATCGCTGGTGGTGCGTCACCTGAGTTCGTGCGACAGACCGCAGCCCGGTACCGGGATGAGATCACCAAGGCGTTGGCAGCCCAGGGTATCAACCCGCAGGAATACCTTGAGGCGATGGGTCTGACTGAGGTTCAGATCGATGCTGCTATCGCATTCTCGGTCTCGGAGGCTGAACGGCAGAAACTGACGACTCTGACCACGGTGATCGGTGACCAGTTGCCACCAGCCGTGTTGAACGTGGTTGTCGGTAACATCACACAGGACAAGTTCGCTGAGGCTAACGCTGCTATCGCTCTGTGGCAGGCTACGATTGAAGGTGACCAGACCAAGATCAACTTCATCCTAGGTGCGTACCCGTCCCTAGCACCGCTGTTGGCTACCCTTCAGGGTGAGGCTAACAAGAACCCGGTGGAAGTGCCTTCTGTCGTCACACCCCCACCCAGTACCAACCCGTCCGGTGGTAGGTCTGGCAATCAGCGCAATCCGCGTACTGGTCGACGTACCGGTGCCCCCAGGGGTGAGGCTCCTTCACCGCCGTCTGCGTCGTTGCCTCCTGGCCGCGCTATCGGTGGTGATGTTCTGGCCGGTCAGATGTACAACGTCAACGAGACCGGCCGGCGCGAGATGTTCGTACCACGCACCAACGGGTTCATCCTGTCAGCCCAGGACAGCCAACGGCTGCTGGCCGATGTGTCTCAGATGGTTGCAGCCGGCGGCTCGAGCAACGGAGTGTCGATCGGCACCGTGAACATCACATCAACCGACCCGACCCTCGCAGCGGCAGAAGTGGTTCGCCGCCAGCGAGACGCACAGTTCCTGTTGGGACGTTGACCTATGCCTAGATTCACCTACAACACTGCTGCTGGCGATCTCACCATTGGTGGGATCGCCATGAACTGTCCCGCGTGGAAGATCATGAACCTCCACATCTTGCAGCAGCCGGCGGATCAACGTGGAGACGACCGGTTGATCCCAGGCACCAACGGTGTCCTACCGCTCCGCAGACGTGCTACGGTCACACGCCACGGACTGCAGTTGTTGATCTCCGGCACCCACGACCGGACCGGGGTAGCCAACGTTGACAGTTTCGCACAACTCGCATCCAACATCGACTATCTAGAGTTCTACGTGGTCCGTCCGACCGGAACCGGTGACGGTACCCGCAGTGCAGTACTCACCATGCCAGGTGGGACCACACGTACCGAACCTGTCCACGTGACCGGCATGGAGTTCGGTGATGTCAGTCCAGACGGTGCATGGATGAAGGCTATACTTGAGATCTCCATCCCCTCAGGAAGGTTTACCTGACATGGCCAACGCTGTCTACCCGATCGGTAAGAAAGCACTACTTGATGCAGATGTCGATCTGTTGAACGACACGATCAAGATCGTGCTGCTCACCTCGAGTTACACCTACTCAGCCAGCCACGATTTCCTCAATGACATCACCGCCGGCTACCGGGTAGCGACCTCTTCTGCTCTATCGTCCAAGACCACCACCGCAGGTGCTTTTGATGCTGCAGATGTCACGTTTGCTGCGTTGACCGGTTCGGTTGTCCGTTCCTGGGTCCTGTTCAAAGACACAGGTACCGAATCTACATCTCAACTGTTGGCGTACTTCGACACGTTGTCGGGTGGTGGATCGTTCAACTACACACCGAACGGTAACAACCTGACGCTCGTGTTTGGTGCCTCAGGTATCTTCACGATCTGACATGCCAAGCGAGACGTTTGACACGCTCACAGGTACCGGTGGGCCGGTTGATTTCACCACCAGCACCGCTGCCGGTGAGATGTTCTTTGACACTCTGTTCAGGGCAGCAACACCCCAGGGTTTCAGGGCTGTCGCATCTACCACATTCTCCCAGCCTGTCCTCACTGTTGAGGGTTGGGACGCAGCCAACAACACATTGGTCACAACCTTTACAGACAGTTTCAACCGTCAGTTCCAGGATGGGATCTCAGACACCGGTTCTGGCCAGTTGTCATTGTTGGCCACCGACAGCACTTTGGACGATGGTGCTGAAACCATCCGTTTCAAGATAGATGACACTTACGCTTTCGCTGTGCGTCTTGAACGTAAACAGTTTGAGAGTATCACTGTCGGTGAAGAAGCCGATCAGATCGTCCAGATGTCCGGCCGGGGGTTGGTCGCTGAGTGGGAGGATGCTGTTGTCTACCCCTACGGCGGGTTGTCCCAACGACCCATCTCAGACAGTCGTGCCTTCACCTGGGCATCACCGGAACTGTCCACAACCGGGTGGCCTGTAGCAGTCACAGAACTGACAGAGTTGGCAACCCAGGAACAGATCGATCCTCCTCTGCACGCGCCTTGGTTCCCACCGTTGGGCTGGCCATCTAACGACCTGTCACCATCCTGGATCTGGTCACGTGGCCAAAACAGTACCAACATGCCGGCCGGTTCTTCTCTGTTCCGATCGACCTTTACCGCTGCTAGCACCGGTCGTGTTTCGATCTTCTACACGGCAGATTCACGATGTCGAGTGTGGTTGGATGGTGTCATGTTGTCTGACTGGACATCACAGCCGAACGAACGGTCATTCCTCAACGCGTACCGTTCAACACCTGTGGTTTCTGCCGGCAATCACACGATCGCTATCGAGGGAGACAGTCAGGCATGGATCGAGGCTCTGCCAGGAAGTATCCGTGGTCTGGTTGTGTGTGCTGTCTACACTGGTGGGGTCGGTGGCACATTCAACAGTTCATCCCGGCTGTTGATGACAGACAGCACGTGGAAATGTCTAGACTACCCGTCGGTCTACCCTGCTCCGACACCGGGCAAGATCCTCTCAACCTTGTTGACTGAAGCCCAGGCACGTGGCACGCTCACGGGTTGGTCTCTCGGTTGTACCGATACGGTTGATTCGGCTGGCCAGCCTTGGCCTGTAGATGCAGCCTATGTGTTCCGTGTCGGTGACACCTACCTGTCTGTCTTGAAAGCACTTGCAGATGTCAGTATCGATTTCCGGGCACGTCCGGCCGGAAAGATCCTCGATGTGTGGGTGAAAGACACGGTTACCCAGGCTACCGGTGTCGGTTTCACTGCCGGTACCGATATCCTTGAACTAGAAGAGACCCTTTCCATATGATCATCAACTCGTTGCTTGCCAGACATAAGGGTGGTTTCTCGACCGATACTGATGCAACGTCGGTCGGTGTCTATGGACGTCGGGAGGGGTACCTGTCGCTTACTGAGGTGACGAACGTACCCAATGTGGGGATCGCCACTGACAGGTATCTTGGTCGTTTCGGGTCGCCGTTCTCGTCTGTCGTGGCACGTCTCTCGCCTACCTCTGTCGCGGCGACACCGTATGTCGGGCAGTGGCATCCTGGTGCGACGGTAACGATCCCACGTCCGTCTACAGGTACTGATTCTGTGGCTCAGGTCAGAGCGATCACGATGACCGAAGACGACGTGGGTAATGTCGTGTTCTCACCTGAACTGTTGACGTTGCTCGAGACCCGTGCTGCACAGACCGATCTGTATCTCCGTCGGTTGGGTGAGGGGACGTTGAACGGTCGTGCTGCGGCTGCGACGGTTGCTGGAGATATCGATCCTGATATGAAGTCGGGTCGGGTCCAGACTTGGGAACAGGTGTTCAGTCAGGAGACTCCTGAGGTTGCTGTGTCACCCGATTGGGTACCTTCTGATTATGGGCGGTTGTTGACTGTCAATGCGACGATCGTAACCCCAGGGTCGACCTCCACCACGCTACAGATCCTGGTGAACAGTTCACCGATATCGATCAGCGTAAACGGGTCTGTGTCATCAACCTTGACGGTTCCGGCCGGTCGGTACAACGTGTTCGGGATGGTTTCTTCTCAGGTTGATGTGTCAGCACTCACCAACATCCGCTGTTCGACAACTGCTGTCGGTACTGGCGCGGCTGGGTTGGCTGTCAAGGTTGTGGTGGGCGAGGCCTAAACGTGGCTGCGTTCGTCGGTGCGTCCACGGTCTACGGTTCCACGAGTTGGCCGACTTCGTTGTCGTTCACGGCGTCAGACCTGCCAGCCGGAACCACGACCGGCGATCGGCTCGTCGCCTTTGTGACCGTCTCCTACTCGCAGAAATTGTCGCCGCCAGCCGACACGACTCTCAACGGCTTCAGCGGGTTTTCCGACTGGAGCACCGTTCCCCAGGCCTCTTTCGCTCAGACCTTCACCGGTGCAGTCATATGGACTAAGATCTACTCATTCACAACCAGGCTGACCTCTGGCCTACTTCCGCTCACGATCATTCCGCTTGATCCGACGGGTGCGACTTATGTCCCAGTCAATTATGGCTCCTATCGTTTGACGGTGGCGGCTTGGCGGCCTTCTTATGGATGGAGCGGACGCGCTAACGCCAGCGACACCGACAGTCAGACTGCGCCGGTAAAACTTTCGCCGGACGATAGCATGTCTGTGACTGGTGTTGGATCGGGCCAGTTCGTCGAGGCGACCTTTTTGGCTGCTGGCGATCTTGGCTCGGTCTCTACCGCCAATGGGTTTTCGGTTCAGTACACGCAGGCGTCGATAGCCGGCCTAGGCGGTTCGTTTACTATTGCTGACAAGTCGTTCTCGTCAACCGGGACGACCGGCGCGATTGTCTTCAACAAGTCGAACGGTCCGGCGGTGAACCTGTTGTTCGCGCTGGACGTCGAGGACCCGGCACTCGGCACCGGTTGGTCCGTGGATCAGATCCGATACTGATGCGGTAGACATCTCCGGTCTGATAGGATCAGACCGGTTGCGAACGATGGAGCAGATGAATGGCGACACTCGACCATCTCGGTGGTGACCTGCCATGGAAAGTCCGAAAGAACTGTGTGTGGCACGCCACCATGACCGCAGACATCGACGGCACCCCCGTAAACCTCACCTCGATCACCATCTCAGCCAGGATCACCGCTAGCCGCACCAGCACCACCGCGTTGAAGACCTTTACGGTCACTAAGGACAACGCAGCCGCCGGTATTTTCACCATCTCGATCGCAGAAGCAGACGCCAACCTAGACACCGGAACCTACTGGTGGGCGCTCGAGTGGGACAGCGGTACCGGTGATGAACCGTTGGCGTCTGGTCCGTTCCTGATCGAACCCTGGGTGGTTGTCTGATGGCTCTCCGGCTCACCATCACCGAAGGTGTCGGTCTGACCGTAGACAACAGCCCGATCCGACTGACCATCCAGGCAGCCAACCCCGCCGGTGGTGGTGGAGTGACGGCACACTCAGCGTTGACCGGGCTAGCCACCGGCGACGACCACCCACAATATCAACGGTCCGAATCGGTCTACACCACAGCGAGTTCCTACACCATCACCGACGAGACTATCGTGGTCTCAACCGGTTCTACGGTTATCCTCCCAAGCGCACAAGCAAATAGCGGTAGAACCATCCTGGTGGGTGCTGGTGCTGATGTCACCGTCACTCGTGCTGGTACCGACGTGTTCCTTGATGGTGTCGGTTCCACTACGTTCTTGGTCCGCACCAATAACGGTGTCGGGTTTACTGCTCTCAATGCTGGAGGCACCTGGGGGTGGGCCATCGCCACCCGACAAGGCTCCTCCTACGATCTACCCGCGTGGGCTGGTCTGTCGATCCCCGCCGGCCAGTATGTCAGGATGGGTGCGTCTGCACCCGCGTGGTCTGCGGTCCAGGCTTCCGATCTCGGTGCCGGTACTGCGGACGCTAACCATTTCTTGGCTGGTGATCTGACTTGGCAGGATGCGGTACCGCTCGATGTGGCGTGTAAGAACACCACCGCCAGTACGATCGCTAAGGGCACACCGGTCTATGTCACCGGGTCTGTCGGTGCCAGCGACACGGTTGAGATTGCTCCGGCTGATGCTGCGAGCAGCGGCACGATGCCAGCGATCGGCCTGACCACCACCAGCCTAGGGGTGAACGCCACCGGCTACGTCCGAGTGATGGGTGTCCTGAGAGGTCTGAACACGTCTGGTTACACGATCAACGGTACTACTTTTATCGCGTCGGGTGGTGGGTTGACCGGGACTAGGCCGACCGGTTCAACCACCTTGGTGCAGAACATCGGTCGTGTGATCAGGGTCCACGGGTCGACCGGTGAGATCCTGGTCCTGGGTCCCGGCCGGTCAAACGACGTCCCCAACCTGATCGGCACCGGATATCTCGCCACCAGCGGCACCGCGTCATCGTCGACGTTCCTACGTGGTGACCAGACCTGGGCTGCTCCAGTAAACAAGGGATATGTGGTTGCTGGTCAGGATGAGGGAAGCACTGTTACCGAACCTACTTCTGCCACCAGCCTCCTAGACAGCGCCATCACGCTTCCTGCGTGTACTGCCGGGGATGTGTTACAGATCCAGGGTGGTCTGACACTGGTCCAGAACAGCGGTACGTCTAAAACCATCACGCTCGTGTTGAAGATCGGTAGTACATCCGTCCTCACCTGGTCGTTCACCAGCCTCACCTCAAGTGCTAGCACCCGTGTTGTTACTTTCGGTGCTGTTCTGCGTGTTGAAGGAACCAGCGACATCAACGGTACCGGATATCTTGTCCAAAACATCTCGGGTGGTACCGGCAACACGGCTACCTCAAACGGTGTAGCGACCGAGAACATCGGAAGCGGCAGCCTCACACTTGACCTGACCGGTCAGACCTCAGCCAGCGGTGCCACACAGACCTTTGCACTGCAATCGTTCAGCGTGAAAAGAACCACACTATGACGGAACGTTACCTGTTTGATCCGCCGGCTGCTGTCGACTGGGCTGCTCTGTCCACCGACCTACAGACCGCCGTCCCAGGGTTCATCGCCACCAACGATGTGGCCGGACAGATCGCTGTCTACACCGACCAGCCGTTGACCGCTGGTGACCAGTTGGCTGCATCGGTCACCATCTCAAACCACAACGGTCCACCCATCTACCCACCGTTGGACACGACCGGTGCGCTCGCCACACTCCTGGTGGTTGAAGGTGTACTGCCGCTCCAAGACGCTGCGAACGCCATCAGAGAGGAACCGGCACACCTCGAGCATGAAGCATTGGCATGGAGCGTCGGCTGATGAGTGAACCGATCACTATCGCTGTTATCGCAGGTGTGTTCGGTGTGCTGGCTGGTGTGCCAGCGATAGTGACTGCCTATCTCACACAGAAGACACGGCAGGAGAACACCGAACAGCATGGTCAGAGCCAACAGAAACTCGATATTGTGGCCCGACATGTTGAGATCACAGGTAGAAAGGTCGACCATCTGGGTGACCGGGTGGACGATCTGAGTGTCCGTCACGAGGTTGTTGCTGAACGGCTACACCGACACATGAACCAGGACAGGTCTGATGCCTAAATATGAGAAAGCAACATGGGACGAAGTGCGGCAGGTTCAGGGTCCACGCCCTGGGGCGCGTGCTCTGTCTGATGTGGTGATCAAACATTTCTTGTCTGTCGGTGTACAGGTCAAGACCGGTGGTATCTACAACAAGCGACGTGTCCGCGGTGGAACCTCCTGGTCGTTGCACAGTGTGGGTCGTGGGATCGATTGGATGGTCCCTAACCGTCAGACTGGTGATGAACTGTTTCTGCGGTTGATCAACGCTGCGGAACAGACCGGTGTGTGTGAAGTGATCTGGAACCGTAACCGTTGGGATGGTACCAGCAACAAGGTCAAACCGTATCGTGGTGTGAACCCACATACAGACCACGTACATGCCGGCATGATCGTCGATGTCGCTTCACATCCTGACACGCCAGATCTGCGACGTTGGTTCGATCATTTCTTGTTTGTGGGTCCAGGCTGATGTGGTGGCGTAGGACGCTCGAGCGTATGGTCAGGGCTGCGGTGGCTGCTGCTGCTGGCGCTTTGGCTGCTGCTGCGGTTGGTGCGGACACGGCTGGTGAGTGGCGTGCTGCTGTTCTGGTGGCTGTTGCTGCTGGTGTGTCGGCTGCGATGTCGGTCGTGGCGCGGCAGTTTGGTGATCCTGACGATCCTTCCTTCACCCCATGATGTAAAAATCCTTGACACGGGTGGGAGGGTCTGGTAAGATATGGGGGTCGAGGGAAACACCCCCGACAGAGCCTGAGGAGGCCAAAATGAACGTGACCATCCGCAAGAACAGCCAGGGTGCCTACCGGGTCTCCACCCCGGTCCACCCGTACCTGGCTGGTGCGTGGACGATCAAGGACTGCCGTCGACACATCGTCCATTACCAGTCCCTGGGGATCCTTCCCCAGGGGGTGACGGTGCGGGTCATCCGGTGACCCGCACCAACACCGACCCGACACAAGAGCCTGAGGAGGCACAGATGGATGAGTTCATCAGTATCACACATGACGCAGACACACACCCGACCTACGACCCGCAGCGACACACAGACCAGTGTTGGCTCTGCGGTCGAGGTCTGACCGCTCGAGCAGCAGAACGCGGTTGGTGGGTCCACATGACCGTAGACCTGACCATCGCACCGGTCGACCTGCCAGAACAGGACTGGCCAGCCGGTGTCGAGTCCCAGGGTTGGTTCCCAGTCGGTAATGAATGTGCCAAGAAGATCCCGAAGACACACCGAGCAAAGTGAGGATGGACAAGATGAACACCCCATACCGCGACAGGATCAGCGTCTCAGGTGACGAGATCCGAATCCTGCTGTCCAGGAAAGAACACAAGGCAGGTGACCTTGTGCCGTTCATCTGGCCCGACGGTACGCCTGGTGTCGCCAGACTTGAACGGGTCACCACCACCAACCACACCTTTGACTGGTGGGTGTTTGCTGACGAGGCGTCTGACCAGCCAGACACCCAGGGTGACGATGCCACAGAGGCTAGCCAGCCAACGGTGACCGTCAAGAAGTACCGGTTGCTGGCCCGTTTCTACGACGACCATGTTGCCCGTGACCTTCCTGGTGGCCGGCTGATCTCGCGACGTAAGAACGAGGTGACGGTCGAACTGACCGCAGCCGAGTTCGATGAAATGCTGTCCGATGCTCGGCACTACAGCGACCGTAGCCAGTTCGAATGGGACCAACAGTACCTGTGTTCCAGTGCTGAAGGTACGGTGCGCCGGTTGGAGAAGACCGGACCACCACCCGACCTGTAAAAATGCTTGACATGGGTTGTAGGGTCTGATAAGATATGGGGGTCGGAGGGAACGGTTCCCGACGACAGAGCCTGAGGAGGCAAACAGAATGAACACCACCGCTAACAGCACCGCATCGCTGGAAGAACTGACCACCATCCTGGTGGATGAGTTCGGGTTCGATGCTCGCCGGATGAACATCACCGAGACCTACCTTGACCTGGGTAGCGACACGGTACCGGCACTTGAGATCTGGGACATCTCCTACGCCACCGTTGCCCGGTTCCACACCTTGATCACACGTGCACTCGGTCGGTTCCCGCACCGTATGCAGCGTTCTACCGCTCTTGTTGAGCCGCTGCTGCAGATCCTGGCTGGTATCCCGGTCGACGAGCCGAAAGGCTACCAGCAGGGTTCGTTCACCATCACCGGTATGGATGAGATCCTCGCCGTGCTTGACGCCTGCTACACCGGCACGTTGTGGGAGGACTGACCGATGGACCGTTACCAGATCAACATCTCCACCGACGACAACCACAGGCTACGACCGGTGTACACCACATCCACCTTGACCGCAGCCTACCGGTCGATCAAAAACCAACCCGGTGTACGATCCTGGACCATCTGGGACCGTGTGCGACGCGAGACCACCGACCGTGGCACCCACCGACAGGACCCAGGGGACAACCAGTGATCAGAGTGTTCATCACAATGCCAGAGATCTCAAGTGCAGCCGACGCCATCGAGAACCTCCACACCAACCTTGACTATTGGGATGGTGAACCAGGAGATGAAGATCTTATGGTCCGGCTGGTGGAACTGCTCTCAGATGCGGTCCGATATGCCAACAAGCACAGCCGGTATGTCTGTGTTGTCCGGCTGCCAGAAGACCAACCCAGGATCTGGGATCTGTGGCTGTTCGCCACCGACCTCGAGATCGACACCTGTTACGAACAGGCAGACCAAACCGGGTACGACCTAGCGATCTCAGTCCGAGAACGTCTCCAGGCTGCTCGAGCACTCCTATAAGATCGTGCCGGTCGGACCAACCACCCTTCCTTCCTCTCCCGGTCCGGCCGGCACACCCACCCACAGAAAGAACAACAACATGGCTAAGATGTACGATGGGATCCCAGCGACCCGACCCGACCTGCACCGGCTGTCAAACGCAGTCGACAGCCTACGTGACCTCGCCGCATGGCTGGCGATCCACCCACATGTGCCACATCCGAAGTTCGAGATGGTGTCCTGCCCGGCCGACGTGGTGATGGATCTGCTAGATGACGAGTGGCAGATCACCGCATCCAAACACACCACTTTTTTCTGTATGGTGTCTCGGATGTTCGGACCGTTCAAGATCATCCTGTTCACAGAGGCAACGATGTTCGGTTCGGTCCGCACCATCGATGGTGAAGACCGGTTCGTCCCTGATGCGGTACCGTTGATCATCCGTAACCGTGAACGGCTGCTCCAGGCTGCACGTAACGAGGAGAACCAGCCATGATCCTCGCCACAGTCGCCCAGGCTGCAGGGCTAGCACTGGTGTTCGGGATCGTTCTCGGGTTCTGGTGTGGAGCCGGTTTTCAGGAGTTCCACCATCGGCAGGAAGCGCGTCGCCGTCGGATGATCGCTCGAGCCACCAAGAACACCAGAGAGGTAGAGACACGATGAACGATGCCCACATGGTCGATGCACCGGTCACACGCAGCACCTATCTGAAGGGCTGTCGTTGCGACGGATGTCGTGAAGCCAACGCAACCTACACCCGACGTAGACGAGAGGACCGGACCACCAGGACCAACCTCCATATGCGTGCCGGCAGTCTCACCAACCGGCTGGCGATCCGCTGGATCAAACAACACCACCCAGATGTGTGGCGTCAACTGCTCGAACAAGCAAAGAAAGAGGTAGGACTGTGAGAAAGATCCTGTTGATCCTGGTGACCGTCAGTTCTGTACTGGTGGCCACCGACACTACCGATGCCGCACCGGTCTGGTCCGGTCCGTGTCACGCAGCGGTGGACCGTTACTGGCCAGCCAACCTGCGACCCTGGGCACACAGGATCGTCCACCGGGAGTCACGTGGTATCCCGACCGCTGCAAACCGCCGGTCTTCCGCTCGAGGTTGTTTCCAGATGTTGCTACGTTATTCGGCTCCTTTCTACCGGTCCGCCGGCTGTAACAACAGCCAATGGATGAACGCTGACTGTAACGTGCGTGCAGCCTGGGCGCTCTATGCGAAGGCTGGTGCCCGACCGTGGAGAGTCAGGTGAAGAACGACCACCGTACAAACCACCACGGTACAAAAACCGGTTGGAAGAACTACGGTTGCCGGTGTGACCTGTGTGCAACCGACCGGGACCAGTATCTGGCTGAGCGGACAAAGATCGCTCAGGCTAGACGACAGGCAGAACGCGACAACCTGCCAGCGATGCCAGAGATCCGAGTAACGGTGTCCTGTCTGGATTGTGGTGGGATGCTCCACCTGTTGGCTGCAGGTCGAGTGTCAGCCAGCGGGGCACGTACCCAGGCTATGCTAAAGTGTGGCAGTTGCGGCCACGAATGGCTGTCCATCACTCTGCTACAGTCGAAATCCGGTAAGGAGTTCGAATGACCAGGACGTTCGGTAGTCTTTTTGCTGGTGCCGGCGGTATCGATCTCGGGCTAGAGTCCGAAGGTTGGTCGTGCCGTTGGCAGGTTGAGATCAACAAACATGCACAGATGGTTGAACGGTACCACTGGCCTGATGTGGCCCGTTACCCTGATGTGACCGAGATCAACGGTGCTGAGATCGAACCGGTCGATGTGATCGTCGGTGGTTTCCCCTGTCAGGACCTGTCGTCTGCCGGCCAGCGTGCCGGTATGGTTGAAGGTACCCGTTCAGGTTTGTTCTACGAGTTCGTCAGGATTGTAAAGGAGATGCGAGATGGAACAATGGGTGCTTCCCCTAGGTGGGTCGTCTGGGAGAACGTCCAAGGACTCCTCACACTCGGAAACACCCTGGGATCTTGTTATGCCGCGTGGGACGAAATCGGCGCGGTGGTCCAGGAACACCGGGTTGTTGATTCACAGTTCTTCGGAGTCCCCCAGCGACGTCGACGTGTTATCGGTGTCGTTGGTTTCGATCCTCGAGCCGAATCCTGGTCAGAAGTACTTTCTGACAGCGAAGGCATGCGCAGGTATCATCAGGAGATCCGCCAGACGCGAGAAGACACTGCCGGTGGTGTTGCAGGCAGCCTTGGAGCGGGTCGTATCTCGCGAAGCCACTCCGACCTAGATGGTATCGGGACCCATGTTGTGGTAGAGCCGGATGGGACACAGACCCCAACGCCGTTGATGGGTAAGGAACCGTTGGTGCCGGATATTGTTGGTTCTTTGACTGCAGCCTATGGCAATCAGGTGATGGGTGCCCCAGAGGTCGATGCGAACCTGTTTTTGGCGCAGGCCTTGCCGAAGGTCGCTAACCAGTTGTTGGCGCGGGATGCTGGTGGGCCACCGACTCGGATCGATGCTGGTGAGGGCAATCTTATACCCACGATCGGAGATGCCACTGAAGTGGTCAGTTTAGGTTGGCAAGGAAACCAACTCGCTGGTGATATCCATGAAGACACTGTTCCACCTCTGACCACTAGCAAGACTTATGCTGTTGCTAAGGTAGAAGATCTGTACAACATACCGGATCTCGCAGTTCGTCGTCTGACCCCGTTGGAATGTGAACGTCTTATGGGTTGGCCCGACCTGCACACAGCCCTGGGTGTAGATGAGGCTGGTGATACTATCGAGATGCGTGACGGTGCCCGTTACACGTTGTGTGGTAACGGTGTGGTGGCTCCGGTAGCAGCCTGGGTTGCGCGTAGGATCGACGCCACAGACCCACCCGACGCGTAAAAGGACTTGACATGGGTGGTTGGGGTGTGGTTTACTTTGGGGGTCGGAGGAGACACCACCGACAGAGCCTGAGGAGGCAGACATGGCGAACTGGCCGACAGACACGAGCCGCACCACTGAACGACGCAGGTACTGCGTCTCGATCCCAGTTGGTGTCATCCTGACCACTGATGACCGTGAGTGGGCGATGGTGGCGACTGAGAGCGCCTACAACGGCAGTGGTCAACAGGCCGTGTTGCGAGACACCGAGACCGGTGTCATCCTTTACACGGTGGGAGGTTGATCATGGAGAACCGACGTGCAGCAGAAATCCACCAACAGGCCAAAGATCTCCTAGCCGCAGCCCCGACTTCAACCCTGGTCGACATCTGGAACCTCGCCTACGATGGGGTCAAGCCTGGTGACCAGACCGGCCACCGGCTCGCAGCCCAGGTCCGAGGATGGATACTTGACGCTCTCGACGTACGCGGACACACCCACCTGTTGGCCATCAAACTCGGACTGTGTACCGAATGTTGGACACCACTAGACAGCGACCTGTGCCCGTTCGGATGCTAGGCTAAGGACCACAGATGAGACCAACACCAGTCGACAACAACAGCCACACCCGATGGACCGTACATGCCGTCACGGTCCAAGAGATCACCAGGAACAGCCGCGGTGAGTGGACCGTCCGCAGTGAGAAGACCGAAACCATCGACAAGAAAGGCCGGATCAGATGACACCGGACACCGACCACACTACCGACATCGACAAACAGTTCAACACGCTTGAACGGCTGTCGTCCTGTACTGCTGTTCTGGCCGTCACGCGCACAGAACAGGAACGGTTGATCCTGGAAGCACTCACCCAGGGTCTCAGTCTGCGTACTGTCGCAGCCGCAGCCGGTGTCACCGCACCGACCATCGCCAAGATCCGCAACCAACACCAGCCCGGTGACTGATGGTAAGGCAAAGGGCGACAGAGCAGAACGAGAGATCGCACGGCTGATCTCCGGCCTGACCGGACAGCACATCGTTAGGAAACTCGGAGCCGGCCGACGAGAAGACGTCGGTGACCTCCACGGGCTAGAAGACTGGACCGCACAGGTCGCAGACTGGTCCAACGCACTTCGCGCCATACGTGAGAAACCAGAAGCAGCCGAAGACCAACGGTTGAACGCAGACACCACCCACGCCGTCACATTCATCCGTCTACGCGGCGGGTTGTGGCGAGCAGTACAGACCCTCGACCAGTGGGCAACCTCCTACGATGCCACCAGAGACCTACCTGACACCGACATCTGAGATGGTCCACATCTGGTCCGACCAGAACCGCCGGCAGATCATCCACCAGATATGGGCAACAGTGTTGCAGTTCCATATCGACCACGATGTTGTAGATCCATCTTGGAGATGGGTGGTCGATGCGCTCCGGTGGCGTCAGGGGAAGATCGACCTGTGGGAACTCGAGAAACGAGAACGCACCACCCGACATGACATCAAAGCGCTGTTGGAACAGACCATCGACGAGATCGGTTGTGATCAGATCCTCCATCTAGGTATGACCTCTGCCGATGTGGTAGACAACGCCACACAGGTACAGATGGCTCAAACCATGTCGCTGTTGGCCAGTCGACATCAGAACCCCACCTTGGTCAACTGGCCTGACTGGTACCCGTTCCGTGGGATCAAAGGAGCAGTCGGTACCCACCAGGATCAGATGGATCTCCTGGGTACCGCAGATCTCTGCACCCGGTTGGATCTTGCTGTTGCACAACAGTTCGGGTTCACAAAGGTGATGAACAGTGTTGGTCAGACCGGTATGAGATCCACAGACCTGCAGGTTGCTAGTGCTATCGCGGTCGGGATCTCAAACCGATCTGCTCAGATCCTCGCAGCCGGTTACCTCCAGATGGTGGCCCAGTATGCTGGTGACACATGGAACGAGGGTGACGTGTCGTCATCCGTGATCCGTAGGGTTGCGCTCCCAGGGTTGGCGTTCGCAGCAGATGTGGACCCTGTGCGGTGACCGACGATGACCCCTTCGGGCTGGTCCCGGTCACAGCAGTCCAACAACGGTTACGTGACCTGAACCGGTCAGGGATGACCTACACCGAGATCTCACAGATCACCGGCTACAACCGCCGTTACCTACATCAACTGTTGAGTGCAACCACCCGATGGTGTGCACTGTCGGTACAGGTGAAGATCTTCAAGATCAAGATGCCAACACAGCCGGTCCTGGTCGAATGGATGGACCATGCCGCGTGTAAAGGTGAACCGGTCGATCTGTTCTTCCCACAGGACCGTGCTGGACGGCCAGCACACCGCCAGCCGGACAAGACCAAACCTGCAAGACAGATCTGTACCACTTGTGGAGTGCAGGCCGAATGCCTAGAATACGCACTGCGTCACAACACCGTAGGGATCTGGGCAGGTACCGACGAACGTGAACGCTACCGGATGAGAAAGGGCTGACAACACATGGAACAGGGCGACATCCTCGACCCAGGACTGACAGAACCGAGACGAGACAGGTTCGGTCGGTACCTGATCGTCCCACCCGGTGGAGGCAAACCACAGTCCTACCAGCGGGCCACCACCTTCGCAGACCTCCTAGATGACCGGTACCACCTTGAACTGTGGAAGATGCGTCAGGTGGCGACCGGGCTAGCCGGCCGACCCGACCTGATCGCACAGTTGGCCACCACCGAGACCACCGACAAGAAAACCATCAACCGTGTCTGTCAGGATGCGATGGATGCGGTCGGTTCCGGTGCTGCAGCCACCCTGGGTACCGCGCTCCACAAGGCCACCGAACTCGCAGATCTCAACCAGCCTGTCCCAGCGATGTTCGCCACACAGGTTGCCCGGTACACCGCTGCTCTCGAGGCTGCACAGGTCGAGGTCCTGGTCGACCATGTGGAACAGGTTGTTGTCCACGAGCCGTTGCAGATCGCAGGTACGTTCGACCGGGTGGTCAGGATCGGAGACCAACTCTACATCGCAGATCTGAAGACCGGATCTTCAATCGAATGGTCTGCACGTGGGTTCTCAATCCAACTCGGGCTGTACGCCACCGCAACCACTTGGTACGACTGGCGTTCCGAGACCCACCAGGAGCCGCTGCCGGTGTCGCAGGAACGTGCTGTGGTGATCCACCTCCCCGCCAGCGGTGACACCTGCACGCTGCACTGGTTGGATATCTCTGCCGGTATCGCTGCTCAGGAACCAGCAGCCTGGGTCCGCAACTGGCGCAAACGTAAAGATCTTTACCACGGCACGGTTGAGCCGGGAACACCTGTCGAGACACCTCTCGAGGTTCAGAGCCACGAAGACAACGCTACCAGTCCCGATGTCACCGGAGACCCCCCGGAAAGCCAAGAAGAACCCAACAGGCTGGCTGAGCGGGTCAAGACCGTCCTAGATCAACTCCCAAAGACCGGAAGCGCAGCCAGCAAAGACCTCGCCAGCCGCTGGCCACACGGCACCCCAGGACCCGCCCGGTCAGACCAATGGACATGGGAACACATCACCAAGATCGAACAGACCCTCGAACTCGACCTGCACCACAACCCCACCACCGATCTAGACCTCACCCCCACCCTCCCACAGACCGACACCAACCCCACACCCACCCCGGTCAGCCCACCACCAGGAGGACAAGCAGACCGCGACCAATGCGATCTGATCATCCACAAGACCGCAACACTCGACGACACAGACACCGAGATCCTACGAGGCTGGATCACCCAAGCCACCCGACGGACCGTCCGATGGGACCACCAGACCTACCGCAGCAACCGCCGGCTCCAAGCCTGCACACTCGCACTCGAACTCATCGAACGTCTCTACGAACACGACCAGCCAGACAACAACCAGACCCCCATCAACCTCTGTCTCAGGCTGGCACGAGAAGGAACCAATACCCACGCAGACCAATGGCCCATCGGTGTCCAACTCGGAACCATGACCCTCGAACAACTACAACTCGCAACCAGGATCGCCACCCTGGGCAAGATCTCCATCAACACAGATGGTGAATACCAGATCACCGAATGGTGAACCCCACCCCTAGAACAGGAGCACATCAAGTGTCAGACGACCCCACGCAGTTCCTCGCACAGTCGAGGTCCTACGACAGCAACCCCGCCTTCCGTTTCAACGACATCGGAGACGAAATCAACGGAACCATCCTCAACGAGCCGCGAGTCATCGAGACCGACGACCTCGACGGCGGACGGACCCCCAAACTCGTCCTCGACATCGAGACCAACGACGGCACCTACAGCCTGTGGCTCCCACGAGGAAAGCGCATCACCCAGGCCGTCGCAGACGCCGTGAAGGACGCAGGTGCCACCAACCTCGAGCCAGGAGGAACACTCCGACTCAAGCACACCGGACTAGGCGAACAGCCCAAGGCAGGATTCAACCCGCCCAAACTGTTCAAGGCCGCATACACCACACCCACCCCCGTAGCCCTAGACGACTTCTAAGCCCTGTGACCGCAGCCCTAGATGCGGTCATGGCAGCACTGGTCGAACGTGGATGCGACCCACGTAAGACCGGAGCCAACATCACCGCCCGATGCCCAGCCCACGACGACCGAAACCCCTCACTCAGTATAGGTGAAGGGAAGACACAACCCGTAGTTGTCCACTGCCACGCAGGATGTGAACCACGCCACATCCTGGAGACACTCGGACTCACATGGGGAGACCTGTGTAACGACCGGCCCAACACCGACCCGGTGATGGACGTCTACGACTACCGAGACGCAGACAACAACCTCCGTTACCAAGTGCTCCGCTACTCCAGCAAACGGTTCGCACAACGCCACCCAGGGCCAACAGGTGAATGGGTGTGGAACATCCGTGGGATCGAACCGCTCCCCTACCGATTGCCACAGGTCATCGACGCCATCGCCGCCGGACACCCCATCTGGGTCGTCGAAGGAGAAAAAGACGTCGAAACCCTCCGCCGGCTAGGACACACCGCAACCTGTAACAGCGGAGGAGCCGGCCGGTGGACCGGACAACACAGCCAATGGCTCGAAGGAGCCGAGATCCACATCGTTGCAGACAACGACGAACCCGGTATCAAACACGCACTTCACATCCAACAGACCCTCCAGGACATCGACACCGAATCCACCATCTGGCTAGCCAGACACGGAAAAGACCTCACCGACCACATCCAACATGGTTACAGCACCGACCAACTTGTCCCATATCTCAACCAGACACCACACCCACTCACACCATGGTTGATCGACTGGGACGAACTGTGGCACACCGAATACCGCGCAGAATGGCTGTTAGAACCGCTGTTCGCCCAAGGACGCAGCCACGCACTGTACGCAGGAGCCAAAAGCGGCAAATCCTACCTGATCCTCGCCGCATGTGCCGCACTGGCCACAGGCCGACCCTTCCTAGACCACCCAGGAGGTGAACCCGTCCACGTGTTGTACGTCGACTTTGAGATGACAGCCGAAGACGTACGAGACCGGCTCGAAGAATACGGATACGGACCAGATGACGACCTGTCCCACCTCCACTACGCACTGCTCCCAACCCTCCCACCGTTAGACACAGAACCAGGAGGACAAGCACTGCTCGAATCGGCACAAGCAGTAGAAGCACAGTTCGTGATCATCGACACCACCAGCCGATCGATCTCAGGAGAAGAAAACAGCGCAGACACCATGCGAGCGTTCTACCGCTGCACAGGTATGTTGCTCAAACAAGCGTTGATCGGTTGGATGCGGCTAGACCACGCAGGTAAAGCAGCCGACCGCGGCCAGCGAGGATCAAGTGCCAAGAACGACGATGTAGATGTCGTTATCCGGCTTGAACGTACCGACCAAGGACAACAGTTGGTCGCCACCCACCGCCGGATGTCCTGGTACCCAGAGAAGACCCCGGTGTTGACCGAACCCCAGGGTGATGGTACCTACCGTTTCAAAAAGACCAAGGCTGGTGGCTGGCCGGCCGGGACAGCCGACCTCGCCAACACACTTGACACGATCGGTGTGCCGGTTGAAGCCAGCCGACGAGAAGCCAGGAAGATCATGCAGGAACATGATGTCAAAGGAGACAACGCGGTCCTGTCAGCAGCGCTCAAATACCGTCGAAGTGATCTCAGACGGGACCACGAGAAACACGACCTCGAGGTCCTAGCAGGGCTTCAGAACGGTCCAGACCACTTCCAGACCGTCAATAACGTTGACATTTAAGGGGAGGAGACAGACAACACAGACCACCCCGTAACGACACGACAGACCACCCCACAGACCACTACAGACCGTCTGGCACGGTAAGTCCAGACAAAAGGACCACACATAGTGTGGTCCATTTTGGCAACCCGACCCAACCCGAAACCGGAGAAACCCAATGATCAGACACCTCGACATCATCGTCGGAGCACAGTTCGGAAGCGAAGCAAAAGGTCACATCACAGCCCAGATCAACCGCGCCCGACGCAACCACCCCAACCACACCCCCAACCGAGCCACCATCCGAGTAGCCGGACCCAACGCAGGCCACAGCGCCCAGGGCAACATCGACCAAAAAATCTGGGCACTACGCACCATCCCCATCACCGCTGTTGTCGACCCCACCTGCGACCTCATCCTCGCAGCCGGCTCCGAGATCGACATCGACGTCCTCGAAGACGAGATCACCCGGCTCGACCAGGCCGGCTACCACGTATCCGACCGGCTTCTCATCTCCGAACAGGCCACCATCCTCGAACCCCACCACAAGCAGGCCGAAACCACAGCCGACCTCACCGGCAAGATCGGCAGCACCGGCAAAGGCATCGGAGCAGCACGAGCAGCACGACTCATGCGACAGGCCAACATCGCACGAGACAACACCTACACCCGACAGTGGACCACCCCCGACCCCGTACACCGGCTCCTCGCCAGCCACACCACATGGGACGTCATCATCGAAGGCACCCAGGGCTACGGACTAGGACTCCACAGCGGACACTACCCCCACTGCACCAGCAGCAACACCCGCGCTATCGACTTCCTCGCCATGGCCGGACTCAACCCCTGGGACCACAGGATCGCACGCACCGACACATGGCTCGTCGCACGCACCTACCCCATCCGTGTCGCTGGCAACAGCGGACCACTCAACGGGGAACTCGACTGGGCAGACCTCAACGAGATGAGCAACGGCTACATCCAGCCCGAACGTACCACCGTCACACAGAAGATCCGTAGGATCGGAGAATGGGACCAGGATCTGGTGATCGGAGCGTACGAGGCAAACGGTGGAGACATCGACAACCCCACCAACCCGAACGTCCACATCATCCTGTCCTTCCTGGACTACATCGATCCGACCGTCGCCAACAGTGCCGACCTCACCTCTGAGATCTACACATGGTTGGACCGGTTCGCAGAAGAGATCTGCCCACCAGCCGCAGTCACCACCGGACCCGACACCATCGTCTGGCTCCGCGACCTACCCACCATCTGAACATAAGAAAGGGCAAACAAGATGGAACCAACCAACCAGGAACTCGAGTGGGAATACCCCGCTCTGACCCCACTCCTAGAGTGGATCAACAGTCTCCATGAACGGATCAACAACGACATGGGTAAGACCGTCCGTTACGGATCAGGTGACCTCCACACTATCGGAGCAGCGATGCGCCGGCTCGCACCCGGTATCTCGACCGAGATCAGCGATGAGGAGATCGCTGTTGCGTTCTACACCATGGGGAAGATCGCACGGATCTTCTCAGGATACGAGATGGGTCAGATCCCAGACAGTGACTCATGGTACGACCTGCATTTCTACAGCATGATGGCCATGAAGATCCGCCAGACAGGAGGCTGGCTGTGATCTACCTAGCCCACCCGTTGGACTTCGCCACCATCAACCCGTTGGAGGTCAGCGAACTCACCAACGAGATCATCAACTGTGGACTGACCGTCTACCGCCCAGGAGGAGCATGGGATGTCGACCTGACGATCATGGATTCACGGGTTCAGACTGTCAACCGGTACGCGCTCCAGGCTGCGGATGGTGTTGTGGTCTACTGGCCGGCCGGTGTCCATTCGGTCGGTTGTGGTGTCGAGATCGGAGAAGCCACCACCCTGGGTATCCCTGTGTTGGTGATCGGTCAGACTGCGGGTTTCGCGCTGTTCGGTACTCCTGGTGTGACGATGATCGAGCCGGGAGATTGGGACAGTCTGTACCGTTGGTTGGACGGGTTGGGATCTGTCGTGTCTGAGCCAGCGGTGTTGAAGGTCGCCGGTTCAGGATTGGTACCGGACAAGGCACATCATGACGATGCGGGTTTTGACCTGTTCTGCAGCAACGACCAGCCTGTGACTGTGGCTCCTGGTGAGATCACCACCGTACCGTGTGATGTCCATCTTGAGTGGCCTGATGGTATGTGGGCCTTGGTGTTGGGTAGGTCGTCCACGTTTGCCAGACGTCGGCTCTATGTCCCACCCAGTGTGATCGATGCAGGGTATAGGGGTCCGATGTTTGTGGTGTGTCAGAACATCGGTGACCAGCCTGTGACTGTCCAACCACGTGAACGGTTGGTGCAGGCTATCCCCTTCCCCACCTATGCCATGGGTATGGAGGTGTTGCGTATCGACCATGCTGCTCTGTCAGAGACCACACGTGGCGAGAAGGGTTTCGGGAGCAGCGGACACTAGTAGATGCCCTACCTATATGGTAGTGTGGTGTTGGCAGGATCGAGCAGGTTGGCAGTGTCGAAAGACCCAGAGATTCACAGGATGCGTAGGACTTACGCATACCAGAAGATGCGGAAGGTCGTGTTGGCGCGCGACCGGGGTATCTGCTGGATCTGTGGTACCCCTGGGGCCGGTACTGTGGACCACGTGGTACCGCTGTCTAGGGGAGGTGCCTTGCTCGATCCTGCCAATATGCGTGCTGCACACAGGAGATGCAACTCGAGTCGTGGCGCGTCAGTCCGTCCTGTCGTGGGTGTCCAGTCCAGGACATGGTAGGGGATGGGTATGTTTTTTGATAGGGGAATGTTTCCCGACCCCGGCGCAACCCCCTCCTCATCCTCCCCCCTTCCTT